ATGCTCACCGTTAAGCAGATTGAAGCAGCAAAGCCGAAAGAAAAACCATACCGCCTACTCGATGGTAATGGCCTGTACCTTTATGTCCCTGTGTCAGGGAAAAAGGTATGGCAGCTTCGCTACAAGATTGACGGTAAGGAGAAAATCCTGACTGTCGGAAAATATCCGCTTATGACTTTGCAGGAGGCAAGGGATAAAGCATGGACTGCGAGGAAAGACATCTCGGTTGGCATCGATCCGGTAAAGGCGAAAAAGGCTTCGTCTAACAACAATTCCTTTAGTGCAATTTACAAGGAATGGTACGAACACAAGAAGCAAGTCTGGTCAGTAGGGTATGCGACTGAACTTGCAAAAATGTTTGATGACGACATTTTACCCATCATCGGCGGCCTTGAAATTCAGGATATTGAGCCGATGCAACTGCTGGAAGTAATCCGCAGATTTGAAGATCGCGGTGCAATGGAGCGAGCCAACAAAGCACGTAGAAGATGCGGCGAGGTTTTCCGTTACGCTATTGTCATCGGAAGGGCTAAATATAACCCGGCACCTGATCTTGCTGACGCCATGAAGGGATACCGCAAGAAGAACTTCCCGTTTCTTCCTGCAGACCAGCTCCCGGCATTCAACAAAGCACTGGCAACATTTTCAGGAAGTATCGTATCGCTCATTGCGACCAAAGTTTTACGCTACACAGCCCTAAGAACGAAAGAGCTTCGTTCCATGCTATGGAAGAACGTCGATTTTGAAAACAGGATTATCACCATCGACGCCAGTGTGATGAAGGGACGCAAAATTCATGTGGTCCCGATGTCAGACCAGGTGGTTGAACTTCTCACTACGCTAAGCTCCATCACCAAACCAGTATCAGAGTTTGTTTTTGCCGGGCGCAACGATAAGAAGAAGCCAATCTGCGAGAACGCGGTATTGCTTGTGATCAAACAAATCGGCTATGAGGGTCTGGAAAGCGGTCACGGATTCAGGCATGAATTCAGCACGATTATGAACGAGCACGAATGGCCTGCTGACGCTATTGAAGTGCAACTGGCACATGCCAACGGCGGATCTGTGCGCGGGATTTACAACCATGCGCAGTATCTCGATAAGCGCAGAGAAATGATGCAGTGGTGGGCGGACTGACTTGATAAAAAGGTAGAGTAATCGACCTTAACCATTATCGAAGAGCGCAAAGCGTTGCACTGGATTGCAAAACTTTGTGTACATCAGTTTTGTATCACATAACAGATATTTCATAAAATTCATATGATAGAGTATGTATTAGTAATACACTCCATCATACCAAAGGCATCATCGGTGATGGCGAGCAAGATAGCTATCGATATTTTATAACCATTCAACACGCAAAACGCAGCATACATGAATTTTCAACAATTAAGAAACATTTAAGCTTGAACTGCTTTTCGATACTTTAATCCACAAACTAACCATCACGCATCGCCATTTTCGCATTATTCATGAACCGCTATAGATAACACTTGATGGTGAATCCGCTAAAAAGAATCATCGCGGAATGAATCTCTACGGCTCGCCCGACTTCAATAGACTTAATCACAGATATAATATGATGCCAAGTAAAATCGTCCTTATGCATAGCCATCTCTTCATTTTTCAGATTGATTATAACGTAGAGAACTATAAGCGTGAAACTTAATCTTATACGTGATACTTACATCATTTTTGATGAACTTACATTCTATCTTTTGTATTTGTATCACTCATGAAACATAGTAGCATAATATATCAAATTATTTTTATGACTATCTTTATTAATTTATGGTATCGTTAACTTCGATACCTATGATCTGGTAGAGTTAATGAAATGGGAAAAATAACTATAGGCAACAATACTGTGAAAACTAGTAACAGAGTAGAATCTTTAGATTATTTGCGTGGGTTGATGGCTCTTAGTGTAGTTATCTACCATTATGTCTCGTGGTCTGGTAGTTCCGGATTGCTAGGTAGTGAACATATATTAGGAAGGCTTGGAGTATATGCCGTTTCATCATTCTATGTTCTTAGCGGGTTAAGTCTTGCATATGTATACGATGGAACAATAAACAATGCAAAAAGCGCTATGTCTTTTGGTATCAAACGTGTCTTTAGAATTGCTCCTCTGTTTTGGGTGTCGATAACATTGTCTCTAATGCAGAGATATTTATCTAATCATGATTTTATATTTCCGACATATGAAGCGATATTAAACTACACTTTAACTTTTGGATTCATATCCCCTACTTCATATTTTTCAACAGGGGCATGGTCCATAGGGAATGAAATGGTATTTTATGCTATTTTATGCATAGCGTATCTTTTATCAGTAAAAATAAAATATTTAATGAATATTTTATTTTTAGTCAGCGCGATATCATGGCTATATTTTGCTTTTTTCTTATTTGATAAAGAAATACCGCTTGCTGAACAATGGGGAACATATATTAATCCATTCAACCAGCTTTTTTTCTTTATGTCTGGAGTTATTTCATATAGGATAATAAAAAGAGAGAAATTAAAGAAAAATAATACCACAATATTGTTATGCGCATTAGTGTCTGCTTTTGTGTTTTGTTTTTTCCCTGCACAAGGAGACTCTATAGCAATAAATTATGGTGTAACTAGAGTTGTTTTATCATTGTCATGTATATTGTTCATAGTATGTGTGTACATTGCAGACGTTAAAATAAAAAACACAGCATTTATTTCTCTTGAAATACTTGGGCAAATATCTTATTCAATTTATTTGTTGCACCCAATAGTCGCTGATATTTGGTTTGCGTTACTTAAAAAGGCTCACATCAAATATAACATTCCATATGTTTACGCTTTATCTTTTGCCACAGTAATTGTTGTTGGGTATATTTCTTACAGATTATTAGAAAAACCGTTAATGATAGCAGGTTCTAAATTGGCAAAATCAATTAATTAGGTTAATGGCGGGCGAAAGCCCGCCATTTTATAATTTCCCAAATGCAATTATAACGTAAGGTGATGTGGTGTTTCCAACAACGTTATACATATTAAATGGTAATTTTGATGAAATAGGTGATCTAACTCCAGGAACGCTTGACGAGCAACCAAGCTGCAATGGCCTACCCAACGATAACCTTAATCTGCCAAAATAATTAAAATCCAGCGGAGATGACACAGGAATAATTTCAATTATTTGTGGTTTATTACTTGCCGTAACGGTGACATTATAGCAATGTGCATATATAGAATCATCATCTTTATATATAACAGGGGTTAATGTTTCTGGTGATGTCTGAGGACCTATTAGCAACATTATCCTATTAATTCCCCCAACCCTTTCGTTAAATGAAAAATATAGATTACTTGATGATTGAGTGGTATTTACTAGGCTGTGTCCCTTAATTACGTAAGCGTTGATAAAAGAGTCGGATGCAGCCCAGTTTCACCATCGCCAGGTAATTTCTCGCCGTTTTGTCGTAACGCGTGGCGATGCGGCGATATTCTTTCAGCCGCCCAAAGCACCGTTCAACGACATTACGATTGCGGTACGCATCACGATCAAGCTGTGCACGTCCATCCGATGCCATTTTCTCATTTGACTTTCGGGGGATTACTGCCTTTATACCGTTATTTTTCAGCTCGTTGCGCAATGCGCGCCCTGAATACGCTTTATCAGCCAGTACCGCATGTCCACGGCGTTTCATGCTGCCGTTCTGACGCTGAACGCCAATCCCGTCCAGAAGTCGTTGCGCGAACTGGCTTTCATGAGCTTGTCCGGGGCTTAGCACGATATTTAACGGGAGGCCACTTCCGTCTGTTGCCAGATGGATTTTGGTGCCAAAACCGCCGCGAGAGCGACCCAGCCCATTATCTCCGTCGATATCGGGATGTTTTTTTGAGCACCGGCGGCACATTTCAGCGCCCGGATATTACTGCCATCCAGCGCGGTGGCAGACCAGTCAATAAAGCCGTTTGCATCAAGTAGCGAAAGCAACCTGTTGAAAATAATATTAATCACGCCTGACTTTGACCATCGGTTAAAGCGGTTATAAACAGTTTTCCATGACCCATATCGTTCGGGTAAATCGCGCCATGGTGCACCGGAACATAACACCCAGAACATGCCATTGATGATTTTACGGTGCTCAGCCCATGGGCGTCCGGCCCGTGGTGTGGCGGGTTCAGGAGGTAACAGGGGCTTGATGATGGTCCATGCCTCATCGGGAAGGTCGTAGCGAGCCATAGTTCAATATGTTGTGTAAACAGACAGTTACTATAGCTCAGATGATTAAGGGACACAGCCTAGACACATGTAGGTTAGCCTCTTACGTGCCGGAAGGCAAGGAGAAGCAGGCTATGAAGCAGCAAAAGGCGATGTTAGTCGCCCTGATCGTCATCTGTTTAACCGTCATAGTGACGGCACTGGTAACGAGGAAAGACCTCTGTGAGGTACGAATCCGAACCGGCCAGACGGAGGTCGCTGTCTTCGTAGACTACGAATCCAGGAAGTAAGAGTGACCGGGCGGGGAGCTGATCCCATCCCCGCCCACCTCTGATGTGTCAGGCATCCTCAACGCACCCGCACTTAACCCGCCCATCGCTGTGATCTCTCAGCGTTTCGGCGGGTTTTTTGTTGTTTATTTCCGGTGAATTTGATTCGCGCACCTTCGCAGATAGAATCGACTCACTTAAGTAGCGCGCAGGGAGAAGAGGGATGGACCCCGAACAGGGGAGAGCTATTTATCTGGAAGGATTCTGAAGATGAAAATCGAAGAATTGCGTGAAATTTTTAGTGAAAATGGCCTCTATGCTGTGCGCGTTGAGAATGGAGCGATTGTCAGCCATTGCCGCATTAGATGTTTGCAATCTCAACAAAGGAAGAGCGGTGCTGTGTTATTTTATTTTTGTAATGGACTTCTGACGGACGGTTTTATTTTGCGTGAGGACGAATTTGTCACATCATTACGGGTTTTGAAAGAGATTGGTTTTAAGGCTGGTTTTCTGCTTTTGCTGAAGAATAAACTCATCTACAATCTTGAGCAGGATTGAACTCCTGCTGTGTAACACCGTGCCACCGGAGAAAGCCGATGGCACATATACAACTGGTCAAACAAACCTCTTCCGGATTACTTCTCCCGGCGACGCCGGAGAGTTGCGATTTTCTGCATCAAATCAAAATAGGTGAGTGGATACACGCAGACTTTAAGCGTGTGCGTAACTACGCATTCCACAAGCGTTTTTTCAAACTCCTGCAACTGGGTTTCGATTACTGGACTCCGGTCGGTGGGGCGATCACGCCTCGCGAACGAAAACTGGTGTCCGGTTTCGTTGATTACCTGTGTGAATCAGTAGGCCGGGAACATACGCCAGCTCTGAGCGAAGCCGCAGAGCAATATCTGAATACAGTTGCGACACGCAGAACCCGTGATACGGCATTGCTAAAGTCGTTTGAGGCTTTCCGCGAGTGGGTAACCATTCAGGCCGGATTTTACACCGAGCATATTTATCCTGATGGTAGTCGTGGGCGCAGGGCAAAATCTGTGGAACTGGATCCTGTTCCGTAAATTCTCCTCTCCGGAGGAAGTCGAAAATGTGGCCGCGCAGCTACTGGAGTTTGCGTAATGGTGGATTTACGTAAAGCGGCGCGGGGGCAGATGTGCACCGTCAGAATTCCTGGCTACTGCAATCACGATCCGGAAACGTCTGTGCTGGCGCATTACCGACTGGCGGGAACGTGCGGAACAGCGACAAAACCACACGATATGCAGGCGGCGATTGCCTGTAGCTCATGCCACGATTTAATCGACGGACGGGTAAAAACAAGCGATTACACCAAAGAAGAATTACGCCTGATGCATGCAGAAGGTGTTTTTCGCACGCAAGAAATCTGGAGAAAGGAAGGTTATTTATGATTTACCCAATAAATACAGGCAAAAGCGGGGAACACCTTCGTCTCACCACGCTGGAAAGTGTCTGGATTCAGGGAAAACTGCGCATGTGGGGGCGCTGGTCGTATATTGGCGGCGGTAAGACGGGGAATATGTTCAACCAGTTGTTGGCCTCTAAAAAGCTGACAAAAACGGCAATTAACGAGGCGCTCCGGAGGATGAAAAAAGCAGGTCTGGACAAACCTGAACTTGAGGCTTTTTTGCGGGATATGATCAACGGCAAGCAAAAAAGCTGGCTGGTGCATTGTACTGATGCAGAGGCGTTATGCATTGATCGGGTGATTAGTGAAGTGCTGGCAGAACACCCAAGATTGATTTGTATCCTCCGGCAACGATATGAAGGGAGGGGGATGACTAAGCGAAAAATGGCTGAATTGCTGAATGATTCACACCCTGAGTGGTGTTACGCCACGTGCCGTAATCGCATAGATGCGTGGTTGAAAATGGCAGAGTTTATGCTCTATCTGCCGATGCGTGATGCATTCTCTTCCGGGGATTTAAAAACTGTCTGTTGACTCAATCTGTTATCCGGGGCTATATTCCTCACGCGCCAGCAAAATCTGGCGTCGGGATTGGCGTCCCGGATATCGAAACGGTGCATAACCGCGCTGGCGGTTTTTTTATGCGCTAAGCACAGTCACATTCGCGATTTATGGTGGGCTGTGTGGGGGAGTTGAGAGACTCGCCGGATGTTTCGACCGGTTACGCCAACCCTGCACAGTTCACCACCCAGCGATTGGCGTCGCAGGTGGTGAGTTAAAAACCATCGAAACGCGAGGTCGTTATGACTGTTCAGATTTCTGTCAAAAACCTTTCCCCTGTTACCTATAACCAGATTCCTGTTATTACCACCGAACTTTTGGCGCAGCTTTACGGCACTGAGCCGGTGCGTATTCGCCAGAATCATCATGAGAACAAAGTACGCTTCGTTGAAGGGAAACACTTTTTCAAAGTTGTTGGTAATGACCTTAAAGAATTGCGGGTAGCTTTAAACTACTCACAAAATCCCATCTCTCCCAAAACCCGCTCCCTCATTCTCTGGACAGAACGCGGCGCATCCCGCCACGCAAAAATGCTCGAAACCGATCAGGCGTGGGATGTGTTCGAAAAACTGGAAGACTGCTATTTCAGTCAAAAGGAGCCGTCAACGCCAGTTTCATGCCAGAAAAGTTACGACACGCGAGTTCTCTGTTATCAGCAAGGCGGTGTCACTGTTTCCACAATTCAGTTGCGGGATGATGATATTGTTATTTTCCTTGAGTCATGGCTGGAACTGGCGAGAGCCAATGGTTGGTTTGTTGTTCGCAGAGATAAACTGGTGGAAAGGCTGATGCAGCTTTAAAAAGTTCTTGCAATTTTAGCCATAAACTGCTTCAATTCCGGTACGCTTCGCAAAGTTGTACTGCGAGGCGAATAGCAGACATGGACATTTGAAAGAGCCCGCTTTATGCGGGTTTTTTTATACCTGAAAAACGGCACAGGACGTTAAACGTGCTGGTGGTCAGATGAGTTTGCAGATGTGATGACATATGGTTATTATTCTGCCTCCGGCCCTTTAGCTCAGTTGGTCAGAGCGAGCGACTCATAATCGCCAGGTCGCTGGTTCAAGTCCAGCAAGGGCCACCAACCACCACTAGCTCATCCGGATAGAGCATCAACCTTCTAAGTTGACGGTGCGAGGTTCGAGTCCTCGGTGGTGGGCCAGCGCCGACTTAGCTCAGCAGGCAGAGCAACTGACTTGTAATCAGTAGGTCACCAGTTCGATTCCGGTAGTCGGCACCATATGCGGGCATCGTATAATGGCTATTACCTCAGCCTTCCAAGCTGATGATGCGGGTTCGATTCCCGCTGCCCGCTCCAGCGAGATTTGAGACGAAGGTTGTTATTTGCACTGACACAATATTGTGTGGGAATGTCTGACTCCTTACCATCTCCTGTTCTGTGATGTTGTTTTGTTGCAGTTCCAGTGCTCTTTTTTCAGCACCAGAATGGTGCATTGTCGGTCAGGTTACGTAGTGAACCTCTGGCAGGGGACTGATAATGCATCATTCTGGTGTTGTAAATATCTCTTCGGACAACTTACAAAATATTCTAAGCAAACCCCGGGAACACACTCTTAACTGCCTTGGCTGGCGGTTTTTTGTACAGTACTCGGTATGTGTGAGCTGGAAATCAGATTTTGCATGGACTGGAATCATGCTGTTATTTAGGGGCGAAGAACTGGCTTTTTCTTCCGCCTTCTCACCAGTAACGATTAGAAAAATAATGAAATGCCCCCCTCCGGGGAGGAGGACCGTAGAAAAAAGGACCCGCCAGCAAAAACATTGGGGATGAACAGCTTTCGCTACTCAGATTGCTGGCGGGTAAAGTTCCTCATGAATTAAGAATGCTACGCGATCTTTTTTAATGGAAATGAAAATTATTGTCAATTAGTCGTGCGTGTTTTTTCATACAATATTGGTAAAGGTGATTCAGGCCATCAGAGTTTTGCTGATGGCCTTTTTTCTTTCCGATAGCACAGGTCTGTCGGGGGGTGCCCCTATTAAGTTGTCAAGCATGTTATGACCCCTGCGGGGTATAAAAAGTCCCGTCGCGCATCATGGCGAACAGAACGTCGCAGCGTCGTCTCGCCAGGGCGATAAGCGCCTGATTGTGTCGTTTTCCCTGACTCATTTTGCGGGTGTAGTAAGCCCTGGAGAGCGGATCCCTGAGCGCGGCGAAGGCCGACAGGAACAACGCCCGTTTGAGAGCTTTATTACCCCGTCGCGAGGGATGCTCACCGCGTATTGACGAGCCGGATCGCCGAGTTACCGGCGCAAGGCCAGCATAAGCAGCGAGATGTGCGGCAGAGGCGAAGGCGCGGCAGGCGACCTCGGTGAGGAGTCTGGCTGCGGTCCTGACACCGACTCCGGGCATACTGGTCAGGACCGGGTAAAGAGGGTGAGCAAGAACTCGCTGTTCTACCTCAAGCGCCACCTCGTCTCTTTGCTTACGCAGCGTGATGAGCTGGAGTGCCAGACGTGGCAGTACTACGGCAGCGGCATTCGTGCCGGGAACGACGACGGTTTGTTCGGCCAGTGCCTGAGCTATGTCTGCTGCAAGGCGTTTACCCAGACGAGGCGCAAGTTTGCAGAGCTGGGCTGCCAGCTTCTTCTCACCCAGCGAAGCGAGTTTTTCTGGTGAGGGATATCGCTGGAGAAGATCGAGTACCGCCGGGTGCTCAAGTCTCGGACCGAGAACGCGCTCCAGTGCCGGATGTATCTGGGTCAGAAGGCCGCGGATACGGTTGCTGGCCTGCGTTGTCTGTGCGGCAAGATCATCATCGAAGCCGCAGAGCATGGAGAGTTCGGCGATTTGCTCGTCAGCCAGTTTCAGCGTGCGTAGCGCGTGAGGCAGGGTACGGGCAGCTTCGGCAATGATGGCAGCGTCACGAGCATCAGTTTTAGCTTCACCGGCGTGTAAGTCGGCTATGCGGCGCATGGCCAGTCCAGGGAGGTATCCGACAAGGACTCCTTCTGAGCGGGCAACGGCGACAGGTAACGCACCGATGGTAGCTGGCTGATCAACAACCAGCAGTATCTGACCATGTTGTTTCAGGTCAGATATTAGCGACCTGAGTTTGTTTTCGTCGTTGGGTAATGCTTTATCGAACAGGCGTTTACCTGAACGATTAATGGCAACAGCGTGATGCGTATCTTTACCGACATCAACGCCGATAAAGACCTGGACGGATTCGTAATCGCTGGATTCGGTCATTCTGTCTCCCTTGTATATGGGTTAACCAGATAACCACGGGGAGCAGGTACCGGCATCCACGTTACAGACGGTCCCGGCAAAAGTGCCTGACCTGACCCCTATTAGCGGTTACCAGCGCCCCACCAGACCCGGTGACATCACCCCCCGGATCATGGACGACTGGGGGCAGTAATCATGCCGGGTCTGGCTGGCTAACACCCCATTATAAGGGGTACGAATAAAGTAACGGGGCGGGATATGTATCAGATGGAAAAAATATCAACAGGCATTGCCTACGGCACCTCCGCCGGCAGTGCCGGCTACTGGTTTTTGCAGTGGTTGGATCAGGTCAGTCCATCACAGTGGGCTGCGATTGGTGTGCTGGGAAGTCTGCTTCTGGGGCTTCTGACTTATCTGACGAATCTGTATTTCAAAATAAGAGAAGATAAGCGTAAGGCTGCGAGAGGTGAATAATGTCGCCATCATTACGCAAGGCTGTTGCAGTTGCTATTGGTGGCGGGGCTGTTGCTATAGCATCTGTGTTAATCACTGGCCCAGGTGGTAACGATGGTCTGGAAGGTGTCAGCTACATACCATACAAAGATATCATTGGTGTATGGACTGTATGTCACGGACACACCGGAAAAGACATCATGCCTGGTAAAACGTATACCGAAGCAGAATGCAAAGCTCTCCTGAATAAAGACCTTGCCACTGTCGCCAGACAAATTAACCCGTACATCAAAGTCGATATACCGGAAACAACGCGCGGCGCTCTTTACTCGTTCGTTTACAACGTGGGTGCTGGCAATTTCAGAACATCGACGCTTCTTCGCAAAATAAACCAGGGCGATATCAAAGGCGCATGTGACCAGCTACGTCGCTGGACATATGCTGGCGGTAAGCAATGGAAAGGGCTGATGACCCGTCGTGAGATTGAGCGTGAAGTCTGTTTGTGGGGGCAGCAATGAGCAGAGTCACCGCGATTATCTCCGCTCTGGTTATCTGCATCATCGTCTGCCTGTCATGGGCTGTTAATCATTACCGTGATAACGCCATTACCTACAAAGAGCAGCGCGATAATGTGAAGGAAAAACTCAACCAGGCGACCGCAATCATTACTGACATGCAGATACGCCAGCGTGATGTTGCTGCACTCGATGCAAAATACCTGAAGGAGTTAGCTGATGCGAAAGCTGAAAATGATGCTCTACGTGATGATGTTGCCGCTGGTCGTCGTCGGTTGCACATCAAAGCAGTCTGTCCGTCCGTGCGTGAAGCCACCATCGCCTCCAGCGTGGATAATGCAGTCTCCCCCAGACTGGCAGACACCGCTGAACGGGATTATTTCACCCTCCGGGAACGACTGGTAATGATGCAGGCCCAACTTGAAGGTGCTCAGCAATACATAACCGAACAGTGTTTAAAGTAAAATCTTAACTACAATATGATTCATTTTGATGATTGTTTCATAAGGAACAGTGAAGTAAGATCTTAGAGGAGTTAAATTTTATACAGTATAATCATAATGTTGCAGCAAGGTGGTTATAATTGAAAGAATATTTAGATATGAATACATCTCATGTAAGAGTTGTTACTCATATGTGTGGGTTCCTGGTTTGGCTCTATAGTCTTTCAATGTTGCCACCAATGGTTGTAGCATTGTTTTATAAAGAAAAAAGCCTGTTCGTTTTCTTTATAACTTTCGTTATATTTTTTTGCATTGGTGGCGGAGCGTGGTATACAACTAAGAAATCTGGTATTCAATTACGTACCCGTGATGGGTTTATTATAATTGTAATGTTTTGGATTTTGTTTTCTGTTATTAGTGCATTCCCTTTATGGATTGACTCAGAACTTAATTTAACGTTTATCGATGCTCTATTTGAAGGGGTTTCTGGAATAACAACAACAGGAGCAACTGTAATTGATGATGTTAGTTCATTACCTCGGGCATATTTGTACTATCGGTCACAGTTAAATTTTATAGGTGGTTTAGGAGTTATTGTTCTGGCGGTTGCTGTATTGCCATTATTGGGTATTGGTGGTGCAAAGCTTTATCAGTCAGAAATGCCGGGGCCATTTAAGGATGACAAACTTACTCCCCGCTTGGCCGATACGTCACGGACACTTTGGATAACTTATTCTTTATTAGGTATTGCTTGTATTGTCTGTTATAGACTTGCAGGAATGCCTTTGTTTGATGCTATTTGTCACGGGATATCCACAGTTTCGCTTGGTGGTTTCTCAACTCATAGCGAGAGTATCGGATATTTTAATAACTATTTGGTTGAGCTGGTGGCTGGTTCTTTTTCCCTGCTATCGGCTTTCAATTTCACCCTTTGGTATATTGTTATTAGCAGGAAAACGATAAAACCTTTAATCAGAGATATTGAACTTCGTTTCTTTCTGTTAATAGCCTTAGGGGTGATCATTGTTACCTCTTTCCAGGTCTGGCATATAGGTATGTATGACTTGCCTGGAAGTTTTATTCATTCGTTTTTTCTTGCCAGCTCCATGCTCACTGATAATGGTTTAGCTACGCAGGATTATGCAAACTGGCCCACGCACACGATAGTGTTTTTGCTGTTGTCAAGTTTCTTTGGGGGATGTGTAGGTTCAACTTGTGGTGGAATTAAGTCACTTCGATTTCTTATACTTTTCAAACAAAGCAAACACGAGATAAACCAGCTTTCTCATCCCAGAGCGTTGTTGAGTGTAAATGTAGGAGGGAAGATAGTTACAGATCGTGTCATGAGGTCTGTATGGAGTTTCTTTTTTCTTTATACTCTCTTCACGGTGTTTTTTATACTGGTGTTAAATGGTATGGGATATGATTTTCTTACATCATTTGCAACAGTGGCTGCATGTATTAATAATATGGGATTAGGTTTTGGGGCTACTGCATCGTCATTCGGAGTGCTTAATGACATTGCAAAATATTTAATGTGCATAGCTATGATTCTTGGTCGCCTTGAAATTTATCCTGTTATTATATTGTTTTCAGGTTTTTTTTGGCGCTCCTAATATATGGCTGATTTATAATTGTGAGTTTAATATTATGTTGACTCACTCATTGATCCAATACCTAACTTTACCAGCAACACCTCCGCCCCCAGTAGCACTGGCTGCTGGGGTGCGTTTTATTCATAAAGCAAGGCTGTATGAGCGAGATTTTATGCGTCCATCCGTAAGGGCGGAGCGAAAGGTGAAGCCAAGTTACGAGCGGCATTGTTTAAGCTTGCCAGAAAAGGGGATGCCTTTGCTCTGCGCGAACTACTCAGGGTGGATAAAAATCAGGACTAACTGATGAGCAGACCGGACTGGGGGGCGTTGCAGCAGGAGTATATTGCTGAATACACCCGCTCCGGTATATCTCCGGTGGCATGGTGTGAAGCAAGGGGACTGAATTACGCAACAGCCCGTCGTTACATCAAAAAACCTCCGAAAAATGCGCAGACAGAAATGCGTAAAACTGCGCAACAAAGTGCGCAGAAAAAATCTGCGCAGACTGCGCAAAAGCGGAACGGAAAATCTCAGAAAAAAAGCCAGTATCCGATGCGTGCCTGAATGAGGGCGACGCGGAGGAATTTTCGTTCTGCCCCGATGAATTCGGCATTTCTGACCAGCAGGCTAAGTTTGCGATGCTTGTTGCTCAGGGGAAAAAGCCGACAGAGGCATACCGACTGGCTGGTTATGAGGGGCAAGGTGCGACAGCTAACAGCAACGCCAGCCGTATGCTTAGAAATGCCAGGGTTTATCGTGCTATCAGTTACTTCCGCAATCAGTATCAGAAACGCTATACCGCAGACCTGGATTTACTGGTGAGTCAGTTGATGGCTATTGTCCAGGCCGACCCCAATCAGTTGGCACAATTTCGCCGTGTTAACTGCCGTTATTGCTGGGGCGAGAATCATCTCTACCAGTGGCGTGATATTGCAGAATTCGATAAGGCAGCGGCACAGGCCTCCAGAGATGGCAAACCCGAGCCGGAATATGGAGGCCTCGGCTTTGTTGATAACGCCATACCCAATCCGGATTGTCCGAAGTGCTGCGGTGAGGAAACGGGACAGCTTTATATGGCTGATACCACTCTGCTTGATGGGGATGCGCGACAATTATATGCAGGGGCAAAGCTCGGGAAATTTGGTGTTGAGATCCTGCTGGAGGATAAGGCTGCCGCCCGGCGCGAACTTATCAAGCTGATAATGGCGACGAAAGGAAGTTCTGCTGGTGGTGCAACTGACAGTCGCAATGATCTGGAGCTTGAAGGACTGAGGCTTCGCAACGAAAAGCTGCGCACTGAGATTGAAAACCTCAAAAAAGGCGTGGGTGGTGAGAATAACGAAATAATTATCCACAACTCTCTGCCGATGCCGGGAGTGGATAATGTCGATTGAAATCTACCTCCCAAAACCTCATGAGGGGCAAATAGCTGCATGGACGGCGGCAATAGAGGAACGCTTCCACGCGGTATGCTGTGGTCGTCGCTGGGGTAAAACGGTGATGCTGGTAAACATCGCTACCAGTTTCGCTACGCGGAAATTTGCCGTTCCTACCACCGGGCAACTTATCGCGGGTAGGGTGGGGATTTTTACCGCACAATACCGCCAGTACCAGGAAATCTGGGATGAAATTAGCGCCGTTCTGCAACCGCTGATCCTCAGCCAGTCAAAAAATGAAAAGCGCATTATTCTCCGTAATGGGGGGCGCATCGACTTTTGGGTAACGGACAATAACAAACTGGCCGGGTGTGGGCGTAAATATCACGCTGTGCTGATTGATGAGGCAGCATTCACTAAATCGCCGGAAATGCTCGAGGAAATCTGGCCCCGAGCTATACGCCCGACGCTTGTCGATTACCGCGGCTGTGCGTGGGTATTTTCCACACCAAACGGTATCGACGAGAGCAATTTTTTCTACGCGATATGCCACGATGAATCCCTGGGATTTGTCATGCACCATGCGCCAACTTCATCGAATCCGTATATTCCGAAAGAAGAACTGGAGGAAACGGAGAAGAAATCCGATCCGCGCGTCTGGCAGCAGGAATATCTTGCCGAGTTCGTGGACTGGTCCAAAGACGCGTTACTCGATGTCGATAAGCTGCTGGTGGACGGTCAGCCGATTGAGATGCCGCCGTACTGCGACATGATTTTCGCAGTGATGGATACGGCGCTGAAAGGCGGGACCGAAAATGATGGTACTGGCGTGTTGTATTTCGCTTATGAGTCAACGTATTCGGAAGAGCCAAAACTGACGATTATTGACTGGGATGTGACGCAAATTAAAGCGTCATTGCTTCCTGAATATATCCCCGGCGTTTATGACAACCTTGAGCGCCTCGCGAAATTATGCCGTCCGCGTCTGGGCAGCCAGGGAATTTTTATGGAAGACGCCGCGATGGGGGCAATCCTCAACCAGAAGGCGGAAACCGAAGGCTGGGATATGACGCCGATTAAATCGGCACTAACCAGCAAGGGCAAAGACGAACGGGCGGTGATGGCATCCAGCTACCACTATCAGGGGATGTGCAAAATCGTCCGGGAGGCTTACGACAAGACCGTTTCATTCAAGCGCACCACCGCAAACCACCTCATAAAACAAATCGCCGGATTCCACCTGGCGGATAAAGACGCGCATAAACGTGCTGATGACCTTTTCGATTGTTACACCTATGGATTGATCATCGCGCACGGTAATTACGCGGAGTTGTAAAAATCAGGATATTTTTGATGGCAGAGATCGAGATTACTGGCGGCCTCGGTTCAGCACTGATGCGTATTCTTGAGGCTGAAGAAATTCAGCCAGGAACCGATATTGGCTATGAATTGTGTAAGCTGCTGTGGCAATTCCATCCTCTGGGCGGAAAACTTGTCGAAAAACCCATACTGATGGCGATGTGTAAGCCGCGACAGTATAACGTGGAGACAGATCCTGACGAGAGGGTTGTGCGGCGTTTCCAGGAGGTATGGGAACGTATGAGGGTCAACGAGAAGATAAAAAATCTGTTTTTTCTGTCTCGTTGCTACGGTGCTGCAGCGATCGGCGTGGGCACCGACAGTGTTTCATGTCGTGAGCCGCTTCCGACATTCGGGCTGACAGAAGAGGATGTGTATATCAACGCGTGGGATCCGTTGAACGCTTCCGGTTCGATGGTGACTGACCAGAACCCAAACAGTCCGTTTTTCCAGGAAGCCAACAAAAGGCTGAAGATTGGCGGAAAAGACTGGCATCCGTCACGCACACTGAAAATCTTCAACGGCACACCGATTTATCTGGAGTTTCAGAGTTCATCGTTCGGATTCACCGGACGAAGTGTGTTTCAGCGCGTTCTTTATTCCCTGAAATCCTATATCAACACGATGGAGGCGAATGATCTCGTCAGTCAGAAGGCGGGCGTACTGGTAGCTAAAGTTGTGCAGTCCGGTTCGAAAATGGACGGGATCATGGCTGCTGCCACGGGGCGTAAAAGGGAAAACGTGAAAGCCGCCAAAAATAAAGGCGTGTTGAGTATTGGAAAAGACGAAGACGTAAGTTCACTGAACCTGCAAAACATCGACGGGGCGCTGAATACTGCCCGCGACAATATCATTGCTGATATTGCCGCCGGGAGTGACGTTCCGGCCATTATTATCAAGGAAGAAGCATTCAGTAACGGATTCGGTGAAGGTAAGGAGGACTCGAAAGCCATCAGCCAGTATATCGATGGTGTACGCCAGCAGATTGAACCTGTGATGGATTATTTCGAACGCCTGGTGCAGTACATCGCCTGGAACGAGGAATTTTATCAGTCGCTGAAAAATGATTACCCGGACATCATAACCGAGGACTATAAAACCACGTTTTACCAGTGGCGGCGCGAGTTTACCGCGACGTGGCAGGAGCTGGTGGAGGAGTCGCCGGACAAACGCCGGGAAAGCGACAGTAAAGTGATTCAACAGGCGATAGCACTTTTCTCTGCCGTGTCGCCACAGTTTGATCCTGAAAACCGTGCCGCCGTCACTGAATGGCTGGCAAGCCTTGTTAATGCCACGCAGACCTATGGCGAAGCTCCACTCATCATTGATGTGGACGCGCTGGCGAATTATGAACCACCGAAGCAGGAGACGCCTGATGGCAATTTCCAGCCGGGCGGGGAGGAAGAAGAAACGGATCAGGACGCTGTATGAGGTTCTGACGGATGCCGTTAACTACTACGTAAATCACGGGTGGGATAGCGAAAAATCATTGCTCGAATGGTGCCGGAAACTCCGTGTAGCCGCTCAGCGAGAAACCCCTGATGATACCGTAGCCAGAAAACATCTCACCGCTATCTACAGCCGTCTTGTCATCGACGGCGGGGCATTACGGGATCAGCCTCCTGACGGCCCTAAAAAAATCACTGTTGAAAAACTGAAACCTGAATTTCGCAAGGAACTCGACAGGCGAATTTTCGCCAGTGCCAACCTGATAAAACTCAACCGCGAACAGGCTATCGAGAAAACCATACAGCGTTTTCAGGGATGGGTTACGTCCATTCCGCCTGACGGGGTGAGCGAAATTGATCGCCGGGAAGTGAAGTCCGGTTTTCAGAAGTCCGTGAAGGATATGGATTTTATCAGTCGCCGGGTGGCAATTGACCAGGGACATAAGCTGGCGAGCAACGTTAAGTATCTGCTGGCTGTTCAGAGTGGTGCGATTGCTCTGCACTGGCATTCTAACTGGCGGCGTCCGGGCTACAAATACCGACAGGACCACAAAGAGCGCGACGAGAAAATTTATCTCCTCCGCGATTCGTGGGCGCTGGAGCAGGGGCTGATTAAGCCCGTATATGGTTTTTATGACGAAATCACTGCTGCCGGGGAGGAGGTTTATTGCAGTTGCGATGCACTGCCGATCTACGCTCCTCAGAAACTACCCGACGAATTTTTAACGGAGAAGGGCAAACGTGAGTTTAACCGAGCTTGAAGTGGCAGAACGCATCAGGGACGGAACCGTACCGTCTCCGGTGAAATTCTCCAACATGTGGCTGGTGAATTTGCGCATAACCGGAACCGGGCTTGCCTATCGCGCCGGGCTGAAAGAGCACGTCTGGTGTGATCCAAAGCTCTATCTGAACGAGGAGTTTTTAAGGCGATGCAATGGCCTTCCGGTTATCACAAACCATCCTGACGACGCAGTTCTGACGGAGGAGGATTTTAAATCGCGGATCGTCGGTAGCGTCATGCTGCCGTATATCCGGGGTGATGAGGTATGGGCGGTGTGCCGCGTTTACCTCCAGAGCATTGTTGAAGAAATCACTGAGGGGGATGTTTCGACAAGTCCGTCGGTGGTGTTCAACAGCACATCAGGAAATGTGGAAGTACAGGAAGGTGACACCAATTTTTTAATCGAGGGCGTTCCTTTCCTGGTTGATCACATCGCCCTGGTGACGAAAGCCCACGGCTCGCTGGGCGTGTGGGATAAAGACCGGATCCCCGCAGGGGTTGAAGTGACAAACACAGGTGAAATCGAGATGGAAAAAGAAGAACTCCAGGCCCTGTTACAGGGGGTGCCCCTATTAAGTTGTCAAGCATGTTATGACCCCTGCGGGGTATAAAAAGTCCCGTCGCGCATCATGGCGAACAGAACGTCGCAGCGTCGTCTCGCCAGGGCGATAAGCGCCTGATTGTGTCGTTTTCCCTGACTCATTTTGCGGGTGTAGTAAGCCCTGGAGAGCGGATCCCTGAGCGCGGCGAAGGCCGACAGGAACAACGCCCGTTTGAGAGCTTTATTACCCCGTCGCGAGGGATGCTCACCGCGTATTGACGAGCCGGATCGCCGAGTTACCGGCGCAAGGCCAGCATAAGCAGCGAAATGTGCGGCAGAGGCGAAGGCGCGGCAGGCGACCTCGGTGAGGAGTCTGGCTGCGGTCCTGACACCGACTCCGGGCATACTGGTCAGGACCGGGTAAAGAGGGTGAGCAAGAACTCGCTGTTCTACCTCAAGCGCCACCTCGTCTCTTTGCTTACGCAGCGTGATGAGCTGGAGTGCCAGACGTGGCAGTACTACGGCAGCGGCATTCGTGCCGGGAACGACGACGGTTTGTTCGGCCAGTGCCTGAGCTATGTCTGCTGCAAGGCGTTTACCCAGACGAGGCGCAAGTTTGCAGAGCTGGGCTGCCAGCTTCTTCTCACCCAGCGAAGCGAGTTTTTCTGGTGAGGGATATCGCTGGAGAAGATCGAGTACCGCCGGGTGCTCAAGTCTCGGACCGAGAACGCGCTCCAGTGCCGGATGTATCTGGGTCAGAAGGCCGCGGATAAGGTTGCTGGCCTGCGTTGTCTGTGCGGCAAGATCATCATCGAAGCCGCAGAGCATGGAGAGTTCGGCGATTTGCTCGTCAGCCAGTTTCAGCGTGCGTAGCGCGTGAGGCAGGGTACGGGCAGCTTCGGCAATGATGGCAGCGTCACGAGCATCAGTTTTAGCTTCACCGGCGTGTAAGTCGGCTATGCGGCGCATGGCCAGTCCAGGGAGGTATCCGACAAGGACTCCTTCTGAGCGGGCAACGGCGACAGGTAACGCACCGATGGTAGCTGGCTGATCAACAACCAGCAGTATCTGACCATGTTGTTTCAGGTCAGATATTAGCGACCTGAGTTTGTTTTCGTCGTTGGGTAATGCTTTATCGAACAGGCGTTTACCTGAACGATTAATGGCAACAGCGTGATGCGTATCTTTACCGACATCAACGCCGATAAAGACCTGGACGGATTCGTAATCGCTGGATTCGGTCATTCTGTCTCCCTTGTATATGGGTTAACCAGATAACCACGGGGAGCAGGTACCGGCATCCACGTTACAGACGGTCCCGGCAAAAGTGCCTGACCTGACCCCTATTAGCGGTTACCAGCGCCCCACCAGACCCGGTGACATCACCCCCCGGATCATGGACGACTGGGGGCAGTAATCATGCCGGGTCTGGCTGGCTAACACCCCATTATAAGGGGTACGAATAAAGTAACGGGTGAGCGATGCCCTGCAAGGCATTAATCAGAAAATCGATGGTGTCGTTACGCGCATGGACTCACTAGAACAGCGGGACAAAGCGCGGGCGGATGCCGAAGAACAGGTGAAAAAAGAGGCCGAAGAAAAGGCCAAAGCCGATGAAGCCGCAGAGGAACGGCGTAAAGCTGATGAAGCTGCGGCAAAGGAGGCGGAAGAAAAAGCCAAAGCTGACGAGGCGGCAGCTAAAGACGCTGAGGAGAAAGCAAAGGCTGATTCCGAAGCGGAAGAACAGCGTAAGGCTGCCGAGGAGGCAGAAAAAGAACGCAATGACTCAGCCCTGGCAGAAGCACAGGCAAAAGCCGACTCCGCATTCAGTGCCTGCGGTAAAAACGCGCCAGCACCGTTTTCTGGTGAAAATGCGCTGGACTACCGCAAGCGTGCGCTAATCGCTATGCAGAAACACTCTTCGGTACATAAGGACGTCAATATTCGCGCGATTGCGGATTCTGCAACGCTGGCTGTGCTTGAGGACGCAATTTTCAGTGCCGCCCGTCAGTCCATCGAAAAAGAAATGATGAGTACGCAGGGGCAACTGCATAAACGTATCCGCAACGATGAAGCCGGACGTCGCATTACTGAATATCAGGGCGATCCGAACGTCTGGCTGAGTGCTTTCAAAATTCCGGGGCGTCGTCTGGCAAAAATTAACACTCAAGGGAGCCTGAACAATGGCTGATATTAACTTTCATCCGTTTAAAAACCGTGGAGCATTTGGTGGCCTTTTTAACGTCGAATCCCGTGGGCTGATGCAGGGGGATGCGCAGGATGATCCGGCAATTCGTCTGCAACTTTGCTCCGGTCGACTGGACAGCAAAATCACTGAACCGGTATGGGGTGGCGTTGGAGTTATGGAGTGCATTGCCCCCGCGAAAGACAGCGTTAACGGCGCGGTAATTAAACAAGCCACGAAGGACGCCTGTAACGCCTTTACTGTCTTTAATCAGGCATTTCATGGCATTACCACGCCGGATAATCCGGTGCCGTTATATCTCGCGGGTGGCTTTGTTCACTATTACCGCGTTGGCTCAGGTGCCCGCATTCCTCTCCCTGTCAGTGCAGAAGTTGTTGCGCTGGCTGATGGAAATAACACCGTTGCTGCCAGTGGTTTTGTGTGGGATCTGACGAAAAACATGGTTGATGTTTATTCGGGATCACCCGGCGCTAATCCGAAAGTGGATATTAAGCTGCTGATGGTTTCAGTTGACGGAAACCTGACGGTGAAAAAAGAGGATGGTGGTAACGTTGTCTGGGAAATCGGCAAACCGTGCGGCCTGTTTTTAATTTAAGGGGATATTAATTAATGAGCGCATTTACTCCTGCGACTACTATTGTGTCGCCGTCAATGGTGCTGCCGGAAATGATCGTGCAACAGAGCATGGCTTCCGGGGCGTTTGAAGTCCTGGCCGGTGGTGCTCCAGCGGTAAAAATCAGTTCCAGTGATTTGATGGTCTATCAGAAATATCTGCGCATGACCTCGCAGGCGCAGGTCAGCCAGTCTCTGCCGGGTCAGTTACCGTCTTCCAGTATCTCTGGCGGCTATGACGGAATGATGACTTACCGAATTTCTTCCCGCTCGCAATACAGCTATCTCGATACTGATGCAGCAGATCGCTGGGGCTATTCTCTGATTGAAGGCCTGCGCCTGGCTAACCGTCAGGGACACGCTCAAATGTTGCGTAATATGCTGCTGTATGGCGTGAATGCAGCTAATAACGAGGGGATCACCAACTCACCGAACGCAGTGACGCTGAATCTGGGCAACGACAGCAAAGGTAACGATTCGTACACCACCTGGGATTCCGGCGAGATGGCTAAATTTATGCTTGGCCTGATTGCTGACCAGAAAACCCGCATGTTGCTGCTGGGGCAGCCATTAACGACTGTTATTCTGAGCCCACAGCGATTCATGAAGGCGCTGGAGTGGACAGGAATTGTTGAGCTGACCAGTTACCAGCGTCCTGGTGGTGGTACCGGAACGGTGGGAACGATGGTTAAAGACGTCGCCGATAAGGCGACAGGCGACGACATCATGTTCTGCTAGGACGACACGCTGATCGGTAAAGGCGCTGGTGGTAATGACCTGATCATCGTTACGAACCCGACGATTGAGGTTCCGGAAGCGCGTCACACCATTAACACCAATATTTTCTCCACGCTGGTACCTAACCAGCAGGCCGTCAACGTGATGTTCTGTGATATGGCAGCGCCGACGGAAATCCCGTCCCCTATGCCGGATGGCGGCCTGACCACGTTGTATACCATGCGCGCGACGCCGGGCTGGAACTTCCGCCCTGAGGGGATCACCCTGTTGTCTGCCAAATACGCATAAACGTTCAATCTGATAACGCGGGGAGCTAAATGCTCCCTTTTTTGTGGGAAAAATTTATGAAGCTCTACATCGCTAACTGCTCACGTCAGCCGCACACGTTCAACTACAAACTCCCCGAAAAAACGCAGTCGTTCGGTGTGACAATTCCGTCCGGACGTCAGCATATGATCGAAAATCAGTCCGATATTATCGACCACATCATCCGACAGCATGAGCCTTACGGATTCCAGCGTTGTGACAAGGTGGACAAGAATTTTTCCGGTATCTGCTATTCCATCGATAAACCTGTGAGCGTCGGTCGCATTGAGGATTGCGCGGAGCAGAAAACGGAAAATCTGGAATCCCTGTCAGAAGAAATTCTTGCAGCCAGCGCCGTATCGCTGAATAACGCAGTGGATCAGGCAGTGATTCAAAGTGGCGAAAAACCTCAACCGGGTGGTATTGAAATGGAAATCACCGGGGAAGCGATTAACACTGAACAGGAAAATCCGCCCAGCACAAAGCGAAATATTAAGGTTAAAAAATAATGACCTTGCGTCCGTCACTGGAGGGATTTATTCGCTTTGTTCGTGACGACATGAAAGTATCGGTTCACGCTATTGCTGACGATGATCCGACGCTGGAATGTTGCTTTCAGTCTGCTATGGAGCTAGGCTGTGTCCCTTAATCATCTGAGCTATAGTAACTGTCTGTTTACACAACATATTGAACTATGGCTCGCTACGACCTTCCCGATGAGGCATGGACCATCATCAAGCCCCTGTTACCTCCTGAACCCGCCACACCACGGGCCGGACGCCCATGGGCTGAGCACCGTAAAATCATCAATGGCATGTTCTGGGTGTTATGTTCCGGTGCACCATGGCGCGATTTACCCGAACGATATGGGTCATGGAAAACTGTTTATAACCGCTTTAACCGATGGTCAAAGTCAGGCGTGATTAATATTATTTTCAACAGGTTGCTTTCGCTACTTGATGCAAACGGCTTTATTGACTGGTCTGCCACCGCGCTGGATGGCAGTAATATCCGGGCGCTGAAATGTGCCGCCGGTGCTCAAAAAAACATCCCGATATCGACGGAGATAATGGACTGGGTCGCTCTCGCGGCGGTTTTGGCACCAAAATCCATCTGGCAACAGACGGAAGTGGCCTCCCGTTAAATATCGTGCTAAGCCCCGGACAAGCTCATGAAAGCCAGTTCGCGCAACGACTTCTGGACGGGATTGGCGTTCAGCGTCAGAACGGCAGCATGAAACGCCGTGGACATGCGGTACTGGCTGATAAAGCGTATTCAGGGCGCGCATTGCGCAACGAGCTGAAAAATAACGGTATAAAGGCAGTAATCCCCCGAAAGTCAAATGAGAAAATGGCATCGGATGGACGTGCACAGCTTGATCGTGATGCGTACCGCAATCGTAATGTCGTTGAACGGTGCTTTGGGCGGCTGAAAGAATATCGCCGCATCGCCACGCGTTACGACAAAACGGCGAGAAATTACCTGGCGATGGTGAAACTGGGCTGCATCCGACTCTTTTATCAACGCTTACGTAATTAAGGGACACAGCCTAATCCCTCACGATCAGGGGCTGGAGCGTTTACCCATCATCTATGTGCGAACGGTTTATAACGCTGCCGCCTCATTTCTCCTGAATTTCGCTCCCGGCTCGTGGTTTGCCGACCTGAGAAAAAAACTCAACCTTGGGAAACTGGCTACCGGGCTTGTCAGCGCGGCAGCAGACCAGGGGACATCTGGTTCGATCACCATCAGCGACGCGCTGAGTAATCTGTCTTTGCTGGATTTGCAGATGTTACAGGATCCGTATGGACGACAGGTTGTTGCGGTGCTGATGCAGATGGGCACGGTATGGGGTTACACGCCATGAAACTTTGTTTTGGGGTTATCGACCAGCCGTATGACTACGGCGACGAACTGGGAAAAACCACGTTTGACGTGGCCTGTGACCTCGAGGAGCGATACGAAATTTTTACGCACTTCTGGGAAATGCATAAGGACGAGATTATCCAGGAGGCAGGTACTGAACTGGCGTACCAGTTGGTCAATCACTTCAAGTATAAGGCTCCGCTACCTGGCGAGCATTTTCTGGAAGGGACCGGGAAGATTTTCCATATATTTCTTGAAACCGAAGAAATGGCCGGAATGACGATCAACGGAAATCAGGTCCCAACCCAGGCTGCGTTACAGGGTGTTAACTCAAGGCTTAAGGACAAATATACCGGGGAGCGGCGCCCGTCATTCATAGATGGCGGCCTGTTTAAGGGCAGCTTTATAGCGTGGATAGATAACAATGCCGAGTCTTGAAGAATTAGCCGAACAGCACAGTTCGCAGCTCTCGTCCGTTCTTAAATCCGCAGTTGAAACCATCTCGTCAGACTAGGAAATCACGTTCAGGCTCTATGTCCGGCAGGTTCTGCCGCTGGATGGCTTTGTCTATTGGGTTAATGCGGAAATCATCAGTTGCGATGAACTGTGTCGTCTGAATATTGAGTCACCAACTCGTCTGAAAATCAAAGGCAGCCTGCATCGTCAGATTATTGCGATTCAGGACGAGTCTGTCTCGAAGGATGTGAACAACATTATTTTCACGCCTGTTCAGCAGGTTGATGATTTTAATGTGGAAAATCCCGATGCGATCTATCTCGGTGAGTACGGCGGCGTCCAGTTCGCTTTTTCTCGAATGGAGAGCCGCTATCAGCAGTCGGGTATTTTTCATTATCGCGGCATGGCGATTTTTCCAACCATGCGTTCCCAGATTATCGACTGCGAGGAGGATATCAGCGACGAGCAGATCATATCCAACAGCATCCCGATCTGGCTGCAAATGAAAGATGCCGCGACCGTGTATCCGTCTTACCTGGTACCGCAGAACCTTCGCCCTCCGTATATCGCGGTGGATGTTCGCAACAGTATTCCATTGCAGGTGGCTCCCGTTGTTTTCGGTGGTGAGCGATTCCAGCTCGTCCAGGATTCGGTTCGCCTGACGCTTTATGGATTCAGCAATAAAATGGCGCTGGATCTTGTCGACTCGGTGGTGAACAGGGCGCTGGAGGAGGAAAAGTTTGGTGTAACCAATATTCCGGTGGTTCAGGACGCAAAGTCGGGACAGGTTGAAATCAACGCTCTGGCGAAGAAAAAGATTGTCGATTTTGACGTGAATTACTACCAGAGCACCGCCCGGGAAATATCCCGGCAGTTGATTGAAAAAGTCATTTGTAAATATGAGGTTAAATAATGGGGTTTAATATCGTCACGGTGAATGTGTCCCAGACCATCGGGGCCATTCCCTCGAATTTGCAGCAGATGTCCGCTGTTCTCTCGTTTGGCTCCACGACTCATGAGCCGGGAAAGCCTGTATTACTCACCCGTAATCAGGATATTAACGATCTGGTAAGAAATCCGATTGCTGCGTTGTCGGCGGCTGCTGCAGGAAAATCTGCGGCAAACGTCACCGTTACGATGACGCTTCCGGAAGGGAGCAACATCCGACGCGAAAACAGTTCTGAGGTGAAAATTGTTGTTTCCGGGTGTTCGCCCGACGCGTGGAATGGCGAATATACTGCTACCGTCACGGATGAAAAAACACTGACCTGGACGATTGCTGATTCTCAGCTTTCCGGTTCGCCAGTGACACTGGGGCAGTTTTCCATTGTTGGCAGTGAAAATCTGGTGACGGCAGTAAACACGTTTTTTGCCCAGGGAAATTCAGTTGGGATTTACCTGCTGGAGCTGGGAGTACAGAAAGGTGGAGTCAGTAAGGAAATCGCTGCACTGAAAGCTTATATGGAAGATCCGCTCCTGCGTTTTTATGCGTATCTGGTGCCGCAGCCGTGGGATGGTGACGCAGAGTTTATCAGTCTGGCAAAACTCCACACCGCCAACGAAGCGATGCAGTATTTCTTCGTGCTGACGAAAACGCCGGACGACACGAATTACGTTTCGCCTTATGCCGGTATTAAGTCGGTTATTGCAACGGCGGATGATACGTACCCGGCGACAAACGCGGCAGCAGCCGTAATGTGGAACTATGTTTCCGCATCACCTTCAGAAATCAACAAGGTGCCGCCGATGGCATTTCGCTATCTACAGGCGGTAAACGCCCACACGGGCAAAAATTCAATTCTGGTCACGATGACGAAGCAGAATATTAACTACGTCGACACGGGGGCTGAGGGGGGAATTTCCAACACGATTCTGGTGAAAGGCGTTACCAGTGACGGTAACGATATGACGTACTGGTATTCCGTGGACTGGGTGCAGATTAATGTCGATATGCAGCTCGCACAGGCGGTGTTCAATACGGGCGTATCTTACGGCCTGGTCAACGGTCAGCCTGTCATCGATGCAGTGCCTTTCCGCCAGTATATCAACACTAATCCCAATGATTACGGTATCGGGCGTTATGCAGGCCTTTCGGCCTCCTATACGCCGATGCGCGGATTTGTCGAAATCATTTTTAACATCAATGTGACAATGCAGCTTTCGTGAGGGACTGAACCGTGCCTAATCCAATGATCCCCGTTGGCACCCTTAACCGGGTTCGCGCCAGCGTTAAATTCACCTCCCATTCTGAACTGAATGTGTCCGCCTCATTTCTGGCAAAAGAAGGCGTCGAATTGTCCTGTCAGGGCAATATCACGGAGTTTTTACCCGCTATGACGGGAGCCGTGCAGTCGCCGCAGCCATACATGATTTTACAGGCGCGTGTTCATCTGCTGCGTAGCCAGGCGCTGGGAAAACAATTCAAGGCGCAATGGGAAAAGAATGCCACGATCGGCGACGCAAAAGTGTATAGCGACAGCACGGTGTTCGGTGACTTCGATATCTATAACACGGCGATCACCAACGTGCAGGATATGACCTTCGCCGGGGGCGAGCCGGGTGTGGCCATCACCATTACTGGTACGTATTACATCAACTCTGAAATGTGGGATCTGGTATGAAAATCGCGCGAAATTTAAACCTGATTATTCCTGTCCGGACAGAAAAGGGTAATGGCTGGATCCATGCCACGCCGATCAGCAAAGAGGTGTTTAAAGAGCATTTCTTCATTCTGAGTAAAACTTTTTCTGCCATTTTTTCAGAAGGTTTTGGCGTCGTTGCGGGTCCGCGTATCGCTTTTTTGATGCTGGAGCGGATCTCGCGTGATTCTAATATCTGGGAAGGTGATAAAGGGGTCCGTAATACACTTGTTAATGAGGTCATTCGCCTGGCAAACCTTGTTTACCCAGTGGAGGGTAAAGGCTACGACACAATCCCTCTCGATATGGCGCTGGAGCGTGAAATCATTGATTTGGATGAAGTGGCGGGTGAGCTCATTTTTTTTACATGCGTCTCGTCGATAAATTCACCGGAGCAGGCGAAGGGGACTATGGATGTGGTCAATGGAGTATGGAGCACTCAATGCTCGTTATTGAATCTTACGGAATGGATCGCTTCATTGCCGACATTGAAATCAGCCGCCAGTTCTGGCGCGACGGCGAACACGTCATCAGCGACATCCTCGACTACTCAGCCGGAGCCGGATTCAGAGACATCTGTGCAGATTCCGGCCTAAATGTAAAAACAGCAGCTCAGTTTCGTGAGCTGCTCAAATTCAAAAATCCCGCAGGAGTATTGTGATGGCTGGTAACCAGATGCCAGTTCTGACGCTGGATGTTAATGAAGAACACCTCAGGCGGCTTGAGGCGATATTTGAAAAGTATCGCAACGGACTGATGATTGGCCCTGCCGGTACGCCGCTTAAAATACCTTCAAATACCGGTCCGGGAGGTGGCTCTTGGCAGACAACCACAGGCGGAGAAGCCAATCAGGCTCCCAGGAAACCATCTTCACCCGCGCCAGTTCTGGCTGCTTCCACTGATGGACGTTTAAGGGATGAAAAATGGCGCTTTGTTGGCAGCGGGAAAACACCTGATTCGCTGGTGAGCAACTATAAAGGTCGCGGCGAAACGATGTTTGATAAGTACCTCAGCGGGCTGGGGAAAAACGCCAAACAGACGCTGAAAACTTACAAGCAGATCAATTCTACGCTACGGACGACCACTTCGAGATTAAACAACCTGTTTAAAACCACCATATCGTGGGGGACAAAACTTGCGGTTATGGGCGTTGCCGGGCCGTTTGGCTTTGGCATGATGGCTCGTAATGTTGTAGAGAAACAGAAAAATGCTGATGAATTGCAGGCAACTCCAGGAGAGTTAAAGGCGGCAGAAAGCACTTATTCGCCTTATTTTTCCGGTGTTGGTAATTTGCTCAATACACTGGCAGCCGCGCAAAATGACACTCAGCATCCTGCCTACAACGGGCTAATTGGATTAGGGATAAATCCTAAAAAAGGGGCAGCAGAAAATCTTCCTGTATTGTTAGAAAGAGTTGCTGCTCTTGCAAAGGAGTATGAGGGAACCGGACTTACTCAGAGCATGCTCAGAGGTCGTGGCCTTGGATGGGTAAATTTTGGTATCCCTAACTACCTTGAAAGGCAGTTCGCCGTGACCGAGCCAAATCAGGTGTGGTGCGGTGATGTGACCTATATCTGGACGGGTAAGCGCTGGGCGTACCTCGCCGTTGTTCTCGACCTGTTCGCAAGAAAACCAGTGGGCTGGGCCATGTCGTTCTCGCCGGACAGCAGGCTCACCATGAAAGCGCTGGAAATGGCATGGGAAACCCGTGGTAAGCCCGGCGGGGTGATGTTCCACAGCGATCAGGGCAGTCATTATACGAGCAGGCAGTTCCGGCAGTTATTGTGGCGATACCAGATCAGACAGAGTATGAGCCGGCGCGGAAACTGCTGGGATAACAGCCCAATGGAACGCTTCTTCAGGAGTCTGAAGAACGAATGGATGCCGGTGGTGGGTTACGTAAGCTTCAGCGAGGCAGCTCACGCCATAACGGACTATATCGTTGGATATTACAGCGCACTAAGACCGCACGAATATAACGGTGGGTTACCCCCAAACGAATCGGAAAATCGATACTGGAAAAACTCTAACTCGGTGGCCAGTTTTTGTTGACCACTTCACATTAAATAATCTGAAAGGTCGAGTGGAAACATTCACACAAGATTTAAAGGTTATCAAGCCGTCAGTAAATATTCAGCCTCAGACAATCAATATCACAACTCAGACGGTACTTGATGGAAAGGTTATTGATGAAAGAACCACATCTCATATTAATCGTATGCAGGAAGATACCTTGATTAGCTCAGCTTACCCAGAGGAATAAACAATGTTTGACACAAAGCAAATTAGATACTCAGGTAAAGATGGTATCTATTTTCACCTTAGAGATAATGTAGAATCTTTTCTTGCCTTAACAGCTACTGAACAGATGGACTATGACTCACCGATGATGGTGACAACTCAGGCTATGCAATCGGGGCAAACTATCACTGATAATGTTCAGAGAGCACCTAAGACCATCTCTATTAGCGGTGTTGTAGTGGTTGATTCGACGGGTTCAGTTCTATTAACCAGACAGGGGCAACTTGTAGAAACCTTTATTTCTACGGTTGAACAATGGCGAGACCAGAAGCAAATCATCACTATTGTTTGTAGAGATGGAATAGCTATTGGATTTGCCCCTATATTTCCAGACATCTGTTATCACTTAACCCATTACAAGCCCGCTGCCGCAGATATTCCCGTGGCGAGCGATAACCCAGCGCACTATGCGGATGCCATTCGTTATAATGCTCGAACGCCTCTGCAAGGTTCTTTGCTGCCGTTAACCCGTCTGGTTTGGGCATGATACTGATGTAGTCACGCTTTATCGTTTTCACGAAGCTCTCTGCTATTCCGTTACTCTCCGGACTCCGCACCGCCGTGTTCTTCGGTTCAAGTCCCAACATCCGGGCGAACTGGCGTGTTTCATTAGCCCGGTAGCATGAACCATTATCCGTCAGCCACTCCACTGGAGACGACGGAAGATCGTTGCCGAAGCGGCGTTCCACCGCTCCCAGCATGACGTCCTGTACTGTTTCACTGTTGAAGCCGCCGGTAGTCACCGCCCAGTGCAGTGCCTCACGATCACAGCAGTCCAGCGCGAACGTGACACGCAGTCTCTCTCCGTTATCACAGCAGAACTCGAACCCGTCAGAGCACCATCGCTGATTGCTTTCTTTCACGGCCACTCTGCCTGTATGTGCCCGTTTCGATGGCGGTACAGCAGGTTTTCGCTCAAGCAACAGCGCATTCTGGCGCATGATCCGGTAAACATGTTTGGCATTGATCGCAGGCATACCATCAAGTTCTGCCTGTCTGCGAAGCAGCGCCCATACCCGACGATAACCATACGTGGGCAGCTCTCCGATAACATGGTGTATACGGAGAAGCACATCCGTATCATCAGTGTGACGACTGCGGCGGCCATCCATCCAGTCATCGGTTCGTCTGAGAATGACGTGCAACTGCGCACGCGACACCCGGAGACAACGGCTGACTAAGCTTACTCCCCATCCCCGGGCAATAAGGGCGCGTGCGCTATCCACTTTTTTGCCCGTCCATATTCAACGGCTTCTTTGAGGAGTTCATTTTCCATCGTTTTCTTGCCGAGCAGGCGCTGGAGTTCTTTAATCTGCTTCATGGCGGCAGCAAGTTCAGAGGCAGGAACAACCTGTTCTCCGGCGGCCACAGCAGTAAGACTTCCTTCCTGGTATTGCTTACGCCAGAGAAATAACTGGCTGGCTGCTACACCATGTTGCCGGGCAACGAGGGAGACCGTCATCCCCGGTTCAAAGCTCTGCTGAACAATTGCGATCTTTTCCTGTGTGGTACGCCGTCTGCGTTTCTCCGGCCCTAAGACATCAATCATCTGTACTCCAATGACTAGTCTAAAAACTAGTATTAAGACTATCACTTATTTAAGTGATACTGGTTGTCTGGAGATTCAGGGGGCCAGTCTATTGTCCCTGAGTTCACATTCATAAATGTTGACCGGTTTGACAATACGGACATTGGTCCCATAAATCACATCCCGGACAGCACATTCCAGAAATTTCATACTCACACGTCCTTTAAATACAGATGACATTTGCCGGAATTATACCGCCCAGATTCACTTGCCATGTTTCAGAATAGCTTATAAGCCGCACTTTTACCGATACTCAGCAACAAATCAGGTCTGTATCCACTTCAGCCGGAAACCGGATCTGCGCGGCGGGGAACGGGCAAGAAATATGATAATTAAGCAACACACATAAAATCATATTGCATAATCGCATCTGAATCGAACACTTATTCGCATCACTATCGATCATCACTTCGCATCT